ATCCTGTACTTGGTCAATCTACTGCACGTCCTAATAGATTTAATAGACTTTATAAAGGTGGCGGAATTGCTAAACGTGGAACCGGAGTTGCTTTAAAAAGCGGCGGTCGTGTTAAATCCATGGGTATCGCTAAACGAGGCGGAGGGATCGCAAAAAGATAATGAGACAAAATGGTGTAAGAAGTAATGTCAGGTTTCCATATTCTTCAGGAATGAAGAAAGGTGGCAAAGCTAAGAAGCAAGGATACATCGCTAGAAAAGATGAATCCATTGCAATGAGAATTAAAAAGAAAAGAACCCCTAAAGAATTAAAAGCAAGCCGTGACGAGTCCTATGGAAAATGGGGCAGCGGTAAGGGTAGAGGCAAAATCAATACATAATGCCCCAGTATTTTGATTCAACGGCACAATTCCCAATGAATACTAAAAAAAGGGTTTATGCTGAAGGTGGTCGTGTTGGTTTTAAAGACGGCGGCAACTGGATTCAAAAAGTTAACAAATCAATCAAGAAAAGAGGAACGAAAGGTAAATGTACTCCTATTACAAAACCAGGATGTACAGGAAGAGCTAAAGCATTAGCAAAAACATTTAAGAAAATGGCGAGAGAAAGAAAATCAGCTTAATAAGTATGAACGGAAAAGTAAAATGGTTTAATGGACAAAAAGGTTATGGTTTCATTGAACGAGAAGATAAAGAAAAAGATGTATTTATTCATGTGTCTGCACTCAGAGATGCGGGTATGAAGGGTCTTGAAGAAGGCCAAGCATTAACTTTTGATATTGAAGAGGGCCCTAAAGGTCCCAATGCAGTTAATCTGCAGAAATCAGCTTAATGAGAGCAGTCTTAATAGACGCATTAGAAAAACAATACGAAGCAGAAATCGCAGCAGCCGATGCTGTGATTAAATTACTATTGGAAAAATCAGTAGCGATTAGCGATCATATCAACATTCAAAAAGAACTAGATTGTCAACTTCATAAAGTGGCTTCTGCTGAAGAGAAACTTCAAGTTTTAAAAGATTACGAAATTCCTAGTAAGGAGAAAGATGCCATTTAGATCAGAGAAACAAAGACGTTACTTATGGAAGAACGAGCCAAAGATTGCAAAAGAGTGGACAAAAGCTTATGGTAGTAAACCTAAAGGAAAGAAGAAAAAAACAAAAAGGAGAAAAAAAAAATGGAAGATTTAGTATTTATAGATAAGATTAGAAGAATCATTAAAATGCGACATGATGATGTTGTATCTGCCATGGTTTCTGGCGGTGTTGACAATATGGAGAAATACCAATATATGTTAGGACAGATACGAACGTATCAGTATATGAGTCAGGAAATATCCAGCCTGCTTGAAAAAAAGGAGCAAAAAGATGACGGAACAGTTATCAGTATCAAACCAAAAGGAGGTCCCAAAATCTAGGGAAGCTCTTCAGGAAAAATACGATAAAGAACCTAAAAAAAAAGAACAAGATCTAACATCCGAACACGCTAAATTACCTATACCTACTGGCTGGAGAATTTTAGTTTTACCTTTTAAAATAAAAGATAAAACTAAAGGAGGAATTCTTATAACTGATGATGTTGTAGAACGAGCCCAAGTAGCATCGACTTGTGGACTTGTATTAAAAGTTGGACCCGATGCGTATAAAGACAAAGAAAGATATCCTAAAGGACCTTGGTGTAAAAAAGGAACTTGGGTTGTTTTTGCGCGTTACGCAGGATCCAGAATTAAAATAGATGGGGGTGAAGTTAGACTTCTCAATGATGATGAAGTTCTAGCGACCGTGGAAAACCCCGAAGATATATTCCACGATTTTTAATCATAGGGAGGAACTATGCCAGAAGAAGAAAAAAAGACGGAAAATTTAATTGATGTCGGTGATGCTGATGAAAAAGCAACTGAAGTTGATTTAGATAAAAAAGCGGAAGGAGGAGAAGTAAAAGATGAAAAAACTACTCAAGACAGTGATAAGTCCGATGACACATCTGAGAAATTGGATGAGCCAGTGGATGTTCGAGATAGCTCGGACAGTAAGGAACAAGATAATAAGGAAGAAGTAAAACCACAAGAACAGAAGAAAGAGATGGAAGAGTATAGTGAAGGCGTTCAAAAACGTATCGCTAAACTTACCAGAAAAATGCGGGAAGCAGAGAGACAAAAGGAAGAAGCTGTTACTTATGCTAAACGTGTAATGAGAGAACGAGATGAGTTGACCCATACAGCTGTTACTTTAGATAGAGATTATGCTGTTGAAATGGAAAACAGAATCAAATCATCTTTAGCAGCCGCTCAAGCTAAATTAGGTGCTTCTAGAGAAGCAGACGATAAAAAAGCTGAAGTCGAGGCCTTAACAGCCATCTCACAATTAGGATATGAACAAGGCAAACTTGCAGAAATCAAAAGCAGACAAAAAATGGAAGAAACTGCTAATGAATCTAGAAGAAAACAAGGGCCTGCAGCTCAATATCCAGTTCAACAAACGCCGCCACCAGATCCAAAAGCAGAGGATTGGGCGGAAAAGAATGATTGGTTTGGCAAAGACAATGCCATGACCTACACAGCTTTTGATCTACATAGAAAGCTTACTGAAGAAGAAGGGTTTGATCCTAAGTCTGATTCTTATTATGAAGAGATTAATAAAAGAATAAGACTTGAATTCCCCCAAAAATTTGGTAATACTGTAGAAAAAACGGTTAGTAAACCTACACAAAACGTTGCTTCTGCAACGCGTAGTTCAAAGACTAGTCGCAAAAGTGTGAAACTCACACCTTCACAAGTAGCAATCGCTAAAAAATTGCGTGTGCCACTAGAAGAGTATGCAAGACAACTAAGACTCACGGAGGGAGAATAGCATATGAAAAACGAAGATAAAAAAACTTCCCGTGCGAGCCAGACAAGAGAAAAAACAAAGCGTAAGCAAGTTTGGACTCCACCATCGTACTTAGATACACCCAACGCGCCAGCTGGATTCAGACACAGATGGGTTAGGGTAGAAATCATGGGATTTCTCGACACGAAAAACATACAAGGACGCTTAAGATCCGGGTATGAATTAGTAAGAGCCGACGAATTTCCTGAAGACGACTATCCAGCAATATCAGATGGCAAGTATGCAGGGGTGATCGGGCACGGAGGCCTTGTGCTGACAAGGGTACCGGAAGAAATCGCGAAGCAAAGATCTGATTACTTTTCCAAATTAGGAAAAGATCAGATGGACGCAGTAGACAACGATTTAATGAAGGAGCAGCATAGGAGTATGCCGATCGAAATTGATCGACAGTCTCGTACAACCTTCGGTGGTAGGAAACGTTAATTTTTTAACAATTCAACCAACGAAATTTTAATTAACCGTAGACTATGAATAATAGTTTACAAATGGAGAAAACTATGGCTAACCAAAGTACGACAGGTTTCGGTTTGAGACCTTTAAGAAACGTACACCAGGGTGATCATAACGCCGGTTTAGGCGAATGGAAGATAGCTGCATCAAGTACAGCAATCGACCATCAGGACTTAGTTTTATTAGCATCTACAGGCTACGTTGTCGTAGGTACGGCAGGAAAGGGAGTTCTGAATGCACTAGGTTCACTAAACGGGACGTTTTATACTGATCCCACAACAAGTAAGCCAACATGGTCCAACTGGGCACCCAGTAATGCCGCAACAGACATGATTGCTCTTGTCAATGACAATCCGCAAACAATGTTTGAAATGCGTACAACACTAACATCACTGACGCAGGCTAACGCAGGAAATACTGCACCAATAGTAGACACAGCTGGTTCTGGAGCACCGAATTATCTTTCGGGTTTCACAATCGGCGCTGTGACAACTACTCAGGTAAATCAGCTGAAGTTACTGGGAATATCTAGAGATGTAGACAATCAAGACGTATCTGTAAGCGGAAGCGTATGGAGAGTTATGATGTGTAGTCACATTCTAGGTAGCAACTCAATTGGAATATAATAGGAGCATAAAACATGGCAATATCACGTAATCAGCTAGTTAAAGAACTAGAACCAGGTTTAAATGCACTATTTGGCCTGGAGTACAAACAATACGAAAATCAGTCGGCGGAGATTTATACGACTGAGTCATCTGACAGAGCTTTTGAAGAAGAAGTTATGTTGTCAGGTTTCGCATCGGCATTAGTAAAACCAGAAGGATCTGGAGTTGCTTTTGACCAAGCGGAAGAAACTTTCACAGCAAGATACACTAACGAGACAATTGCTCTCGCTTTTGCAATCACTGAGGAAGCTATTGAAGATAACCTATACGACAAACTCTCTTCTCGTTATACAAAAGCACTAGCAAGATCGATGGCAAACACTAAACAGGTGAAATCTGTTTATCCTTTGATTCAAGGGTTACCTACTACAGATAACTATGATTCAGGCGATGCAGTTTCATTATTTAGTACAGCTCACCCAACGATAGCAGGAGTATTTTCTAATACTCTTACTACTCAAGCGGATTTAAACGAAACATCATTGGAGCAAGCATTAATTGATATTGCTGCGCTTACTGATGAACGTGGTTTAAAAATCGCTGCTAAAGGTGTTAAGATGATTGTCCCATCTGCTAATCAGTTCACTGCTGAGAGATTGATGAAATCTCAAGGTAGAGTTGGAACTGCTGATAATGATATCAATGCAGTCAAATCTCTGGGTATGATTCCTTCAGGTTATCGAGTGAATAATTACCTAACAGACACAGACTCTTGGTACATAATTACAGATGTACCTAATGGTATGAAACACTTTGACAGAGCTCCTCTTACTACTAAGATGGAAGGGGACTTTGACACTGGCAACGTTAGATACAAAGCTAGAGCAAGATACGTTTTTGGCGTATCAGACCCTAGAGGTATCTTCGGTGTCGAAGGTGCGTAATCAATAAAATTTTGTGGCGGGACACAGTCTCGCCACAATTTACTTTTAGAAAGCAAAATGCGACAATTTCTAGTAAATATATGGGCCTACGATCATCACGCTAAATTTGAAGTTTTAGCGGAGGATAATCGTGAATCTATAGAGAAATCAATCCTTGACAAATTAGGAGAAAAGAGTATAAAGTGGGAATCAGCGGGAATGTTTAGCGACACCCGTAGAATAACCTATGAGGAGGTTAGTCATGACCGAAGACCTATACAAACAGAAAAGGTCCTTGGAGTTGAGGTGGCAGTTGGAGTATGAGCAAAATGGCAAATATACTCTCAACATGGTCGAATTGATAACGCCATTAAA